TCCATCAACTTGGCGCAATTACTTTTTTGAACCATAAACCGGACGGTCATAATATTGTCGTTGACCATATCGACAACAATCCTTTAAATAATAAGTTGGAAAATTTACAATTAATAACAAACCGTGAAAACAATTCAAAAGACAAAAAGGGTAAAAGCTCAAAATATATTGGTGTTTGTTATGATAAGAACGCAAAAAAATTTAAAGCTCAAATACAAATTAACGGAAAAAGCAAATATTTAGGACTATTTAAAAACCCTAAAATTGCACACGCGGTTTATTTAAACGCAATTGAAAATTTATGATTTTACGCCCCTATCAAAAAGAAATTATCGACAAAATTATCGATTCAAAAGATAAACGGAATTTTGTTTCACTTGCTACCGGATCTGGAAAAACGGTAATTTTTAGCCATTTAGCAAAAGAACACAACGGAAAAGTTTTAATCCTTGTTAACCGTGTTGAGTTATTGGAGCAAACTTTTAACACAATTAAAGAAAATGTCGCAAAATATGACGCTAAAACAAAACAAACACCGGACGAAAAAATTATCGTTGCTATGGTTATGACCGTTCGCCGTCGTCCCTCTTTTAATATTAACAATTTTGATTTGGTAATTGTTGATGAAGCTCATTATTTTGAACACGTTGACGCAATTAAAAAATTTAAAGGGCGTTTAATAGGTTTTTCAGCCACGCCAATAACAAATAAAACATTATATTTTGAAGACGAAGACGGGGACCGTTGGAAGAAAAAAGAATCACTATCGAAATACTACGGTCCGTTAATTACGGGAATAGACATAAAAGAATTAATCGAACAAAACTATTTAGTTGACGAAAAAAACTTTGTTATCAAACAAGATTTAACCAGGTTAAAAACCGACCGTTCCGGAGAATTTACAAATGAAAGTTTAGATAAATTATACCAACAAAAACAATCCGTCGAGTCGGTTTATAAGAATTATAAAGAACATTCCTTTAATAAAAAAACGCTTATATTTAGCAGCTCAATTAAAATAAATGATTCCGTTTTTGATTACTTTGTTTCGAAAGGTGTTAATTGTAAAAAATACGATTCCAATTCAGACGGCCGAAAAGAATTAGTCGAGTGGTTCCGAAACACCCCGGACGCAGTTTTATTAAATGTTTCGGTTTTTGTGGCGGGTTTCGATGTTGACGACGTGGAAACAATTATTTTAAATAGAGCAACAACAAGCCTTTCGATGTATATTCAAATTTGCGGTCGTGGATCACGAACAACAACAAAGGTTTTTAAACCTTATTTTAATATAATAGATTTAGGAAATAATTTTTACCGCTTCGGAAAATGGTCTTCGCCCCGAAATTGGACGGAATTATATAACGACAACGAATTGAAGCGGGTAACATTCGATTTAATGGACGTGGTAACGTGTGAGGGTTGCGATGCAATTATATTAAAAACCGACCCGGTTTGTGAATATTGCGGCCTATTAAAACCAACAATTAAAAAGAAAGTTAAAAAAGAATCGTTCGAAATAGCCGTTCCCGTTAATAAGTTTGAATGGTGTTCAGCGTCGCAATTAATGAAATATGCGATTAAAAACGAATTGACAATTTCCGAAGCTTTAAAAATGGTTGAGGGATTTTTTATTGAATCGGTTGTTTTTAATGGCGTGAAATTAAATCCGAAAAACAACATTGAAATCGTTGAGGCTATTTATATAAGGTTTAGACCTTTTTATTTTGCAATAATTAATTCGAGTTTAAGCGGATCAAAAAAACGAAAATTAATGACTTTAGTTTATAGTATTTATGATAAAATAATTAAATTATGAAAATAGGAACAGATTTTTCAGGAATAGGAAGCCCCGAACAAGCAATTAAAAATTTAGGAATTGAACACGAAGTTGTTTTTAATTGTGAAATTGATAAGCACGCGCGTAACTCATACGACGCAATGCATCAAACAAAACAAACTTTTGAAGATATAACAAATAGGAATCATTCAGAAATTGAACAACTTGACTTATATGTTGCGGGTTTTCCTTGTCAAGCCTTCAGCATTGCGGGACATCGAAAAGGGTTTGAAGACGTTCGCGGAACTTTGTTTTTTAATGTTGCTGATTTTATAAAAGAGAATCAACCAAAAACGTTTATTTTAGAGAATGTCAAAGGGCTACTTTCACACGATAACGGAAGAACATTTCAAACAATTATTGATTTACTTTCAAACGGTGGCGGAACGGTTAACGGTCAATTGTCACTTGATTATTGCGAAGACGGTTTAGGTTATCATATTTATTATAAAGTCCTGAACACAAAAGAACACGGAATCCCACAAAATCGGGAACGGATTTTTATTGTAGGTTTTAAAGAACCACGCGATTATCGTTTTCCAATAGCCGAACCGCTTAAATTAAAATTAAAAGATTTACTTGAAGAAGAAGTTTCTGAAAAGTATTATTTAAGTGAAAAAGCGGTAAAATATATAACAACACCACAACGGATTGAAAAAAAATTCACACAATTAAACGGCGATATTGCTTTATGTATGACGGCTAAGGGTCAAATGAATTGGACGGGGGATTTTATAAAAGTAAAATCAAACACAAAAAAAGGTTTTGAAGTATCGAATAATGTTATTCAAATAAATATTGAGAGGGTTGAATCCAAAACAAGGCGCGTACGAGTTGGAAAAGAAGTTGCCCAAACAATTGACACAAAATCAAATCAAGCCGTTTTAACTAATAGAATAAGACGTTTAACTCCTTTGGAATGTTGGCGTCTTCAGGGTTTTTCAGACGAACAATTCTTTAAGGCTCAAAAAGTTAATTCAGATACTCAACTTTATAAACAAGCGGGCAACTCTATAACCGTTAACGTAATTCAAAAGATAATTGAAAACATTAATAAATAATAATAAATATCTTTCAACCGATTTAATCGAAGAATGTTTTGAAAATGGCAAGGTTCACTTTGTGGATAAGATCCTTACGGGCAATGGTTTTTCACACGGTTTTAGCTTATTAAAACCAAAAATCGGCAAAGTAAATATATTAATCGCCCCGAATCAATCAGTCGTAAAAGACAAACAAAAAGAATTTGAAACGGGAAATTTTGGTTTTCCAGGTTGTAAAGCTGCGTTCGTTTATGAGGGTAACGGATTGAAAGGACACGCGAAAAATTTTGATTTAATTGTTATTGTTTCAGATTCATTCGTAAATTTTAGTTGGAAAATTGAGGGAATAACCGATAAAATAATGGTTGACGAATATCATTCGACAATGATTCAAAGTTCGTTCCGTTATAAATTGAAACAAATGTTTTCAGTCCTGAACGATAAATTCAAAGATGTTGCACTTTCTTTTGTTACGGCTTCGCCTACATTATTATCAAAAACAACCATTAAAATAATAAATAAATATATTGATGAAAAAGAATTAAAAATTACAAATAATCAAAAAAATTCAATTCAAAGATGTGTTGATTCAATTCATTCAGGAAAAACAACTTTTATTTTTTGTCAAGACGCAACAATTATAAAAACATTATTACAAAAGGCAAAATTAAACGAATTTAATTTAATAGCGGGAACTTCCTTCACAACAACAATTTTAACAAAATCTAAATATAAATTAAATGAAAATTCAAACGTTTTAATTGGTTCGTCGGCTTCCTTCGAGGGTTGGTCATCGCAAGCAATAAACGGGAACGTTTTTATGTTTATGAATATAGCAAATAAACACACAACTTTTTTAGGTTGCAATATTTATCAATCAATCGGACGACTTCGAAAAGGTTTTAATTATGCTGAAGTTTGCGTCACAAATTTAAACGGTGGCGGGTTTAAAAATAATTCAATTAATAATTTAGTCGGCAAAGTAGAAAAATTTATTTCAATTCCCGAAGCCGTTGAAAAGAAACAATCAAAAAAATACGAGTTTTATTATAAAGGCGAAAAAGTTAAAAGCATTGAATTAATGGAGTTTATTTATTTTAAACGTAACGAATCAAAATATATAATTGAACGTTTTGAACCCGCTTTTTTAATTCACAATGAAATTCAAAAGATTGATGAAAAACTAAATGTTTATAAAGATTTTTTTGAAGAAAGAAAAATTAAAATGATTTATATTGATTCGGACATCACAAAAAAAAGACTAACATCACGAACAAAAACAGAAGTTCGAATCGAAAACATTATTCACAACATAACCGTTAATAAAAAAGAAGATTTATTTTTTGATTTCTTTTTCAAGGTTAAACCGAAGGAAAATTTTCTTGACTATTATTTAAAAGAATTAACAATATTATTAACCGTTGCAAAAGGAATAAATAAAGACCTGGACGATAAATATTTTAAATTATTAGAATTTTATAATAACGGCGGATATAATAACGAACTGAAGGACTTATTTGTTGAGGCAAAAAAAGAAAAAGGCGAAGGACGGGAAAAGATTCGTCAAAAATTAAGCGATTTCGATGACAATGAGTTTATTTGGTGTTTGGAAGTCGCATTCGGAATTGTTTTTGAACGTTTTGATCCGTACTATGTCGGACATCGTAATTATAACAAGCTAACATCGATAAATTTAAAATTAATTTATTTCATTGCTGAAAAATTAGGTGTTAATTGTGTTGAAATAGATATTAAGAACGCATTCCCTCGAATTGTTTACGCTTTAAACGGTTTAACGCTTCCTAATACGTTTTATGACGTTGAAGGGGTTGAGCGTTCAAAACAGAAATTCATCGTTAATATGACCCTTAATTCGTTTCGTTACAAACAAAACAATAACAGACCGAAAAGTCAAATCAAAGCGGAATCAATTAATCGTTTAAAAAAATGCAATTTTAACGAACAAACAATTCAATGGTTAATTGATAATTTCTTTGAAGCTGAATATAAAGGCGATTTTTTTAATTATATCGCTTATCACGAAAAAAGAATTATTAAGGAGTTAACAGAATTGATTTTATCTTATAATTTATCGAAAGAATATTCAATTTTTAGACGACACGATTCCGTTTTAATTTTCACAAACGATAACCTTAATTTTAAAAATTTATTTGAATTAAAATATTTGGAAATAACGGGGTGGATTGACCAAATAAAAGAAGATAAAATTGACGATATTGACGACTTATTTTTACGTGAAATTGAATGGTAAAATTTATGATTTTTCTGGTATTTTTTGGGAAAAGTACCAATTTATTCATAAAAATGGTATATGAGTATCAACGAGTTAGCTAAATCTACGTAAGTAATATATATATGTACGTGTAAAAATTTAATTACAATGACTGAGTCACTTTTGCAGCAACAAATTTATCAATGGTATAATAATACCTTTTGTTTGAAACATCACAATCCACGACATATAATTTTCGCAGTTCCAAACGGCGGTCATCGCGAAATGATAGACGCTATCATTTTAAAACGAACGGGAGTCGTTCCAGGCGTTTCCGATTTAATCGTTATCAGACCGAACGAAATAGTCTTCGTAGAGGTTAAACGTCCCGAAGGTATTCAGTCCGAAAAACAAAAGAAGTTCGAACGGACGGTTACGTCATTGGGTTTTAAATATTATTTAGTCTATTCATTAAAAGATTTTAAAAATATATTTGGAGTTACAAAATAAATAACTATATTTGCTTTATGAATGCAACAGAAATTATACAAGCAATACAGAACAACGAATCAATTTCACGTTGGGACGTACTATTACATCAAAAAGAAATTAAACGGATCATTCGTTCAAATCCTGATAAATATGAATCAATTTTTGAAGAAATCCTTGACATTATCGAATCAGCAAAAGAATCATTATGAAAATAGAAGACATTAAAACACTCGAAGAAGTCCTTATCCTCGTTGAAGAAATAGGGACGGATTTTCCGAAAAACGTTAAAATGCGTTTAGAGTTTAGCAACATCGAATCGGAAGAAGACATTATTAAATTCGCCAAACAAGAAAAAACACGGTGCAATTTGTTTATGAAAGAACCGTCAATTCCTTATACCTGGATAAGTTGGGACGTTTGTTTAAACTTGGAAGTTGTTATTCGCTCAAAAACTTTTGATTATGTTTTGGGATAATATAGCAATCAACGAAGAATTACTTGAAAAGGTAAAAAAAGCCAAAAGAATGGATTTAAGAGTCTTTAAATTAAAATTGGGGTATATGTATCGACTTAACGGTAATATAATCACAAAAGGCTTTAAAACACGTAAAGAAGCAATTATTCACGCAACAAAGATATATGAAAACATTCACGGCTAAAGATTATTTAACGGGCGAACTTAATTTATTGTTAATGGAAAAGATAACAATTGAGAAAGCATTGAAGCGGACAAAAGGCAACCAAACGAAGGCGGCTGAATTACTTCAAATAAGCGTCCGAACGGTTCACACTAAGATACAACAACATCAAATTGAAGTTAAACACAATTAAAAAGTAAAAGGATATGAAATTAGAATTAAAACATTTAGCACCTTATTTGCCTTATGGGTTGAAAATTGCAAATATTGGTACTAATATTATTAGGGAGTTTACTTATGAATTACAAACTCCAAGCGATATAAAAAGAAAAGTATCAATTCAATTATTATTGTCAACTAATCATATTAATAAACCAATACTAAGACCATTAAGCGACTTGATGGAAGAAATTGAAGGTAAAGAGGCTTTAATTTATATAATAGGCTCTAATACTATTAGTCAAGGGGTTAAAAATCTACCTTACTACAAAATTGTTATTCTACTTAAAAACCATTACGACATATTCGGACTTATAGAAAAAGGTTTAGCTATTGATATTAACACAATTAAAAAGTAAAATGAATAAACGTCCGTCACTAACTAAAAAACCAAAAGAAACAACAAAGAAGATTCACGAATATAAGCGTGACTCGAAAGAGGTTGCATTCTATAAGACGTACAAATGGCGAAAGACTTCAGAACAATTCAGAAAGGTTAATCCCTTATGTGTTCAATGTAAGGAAGAAGGAAGAACACGCAAGGCTGATGTAGTGGATCACATCAAACCAATCCAGGAAGGCGGAGAACACTTTGAACAATCGAATCTTCAAAGCTTATGTCATAAGCATCACAACAAGAAGACGGCTAAGGATTACCGTAACAAGTTAAAGGACTGATAGTTATGTTACTTTATATAAATAAATTATTTAAGGGGGGGCGGTTAAAATCCCTAATACTCAATACGTTAGCGAACGACTGCCCTCTTTCGATTTTTTTGACGAAAGTTTTCGAGTTACCCTTTTAAACGGCAAAGACTATGTTTAGATTTTTAATGAATAAATAGATATTATGACTGAAACAGAAAAGTATTATAAGAAATGGAGTGAGAATTGTAGAATATTTATAGACTATAAACCAATACATTCGCATGAAGATATGTTGAAATTTGCTGAGGATTACCATCAAGAACAAGTTAAAAAATTAAATATAGATGATGTTAGCGAACAACGTGAACTGTTAATTGACTTTTGCGGGACTAAAGAAGCTAAGCAAATACAAGAGTTTACAGTAACGGTTAGAGATGGCGTTGATAAATATTTAAAAAACAATTAATTGTTGCTAACACGCAACTAAAAATAAGCTTAAGCGACCATTTAGAGTTGTTTTTAAATGCTATTAGCTTAACTAAGGATTTAACACCGAAAAATGATGAATGAAAAATATAGAAATGTTAGTAAAGCATCTATGCTTATAATGATAGCAATATACGTAAATCTAAGATTACCATTCAGAATGAAAAGGAGAAATTTTACAACTACTTATATTGAGTTTATGTACTAATAACACCGAAAAAAGCAAACGAATTAACAAACAAAACAAAACAAGCAATATGAAAAGTTTATCAAGTAGAGAATTAAGAATAGGTAATTGGGTACACAATCCAGTACAAAATATAAATTTTCAAGTTGGCGGTTCTACAATAGCAATAGAGCATAGTAGAGAATTAATCCTTAAAGACCATAAAGGATTTGAACCAATACCACTAACAGAAGAATGGTTGTTAAAGTTTGGGTTTAATAAAAAAGGGTTTGATATGAAGTTAAAAGGATTTAAGCTTACAGCATCAACACGAATAATAAAAGAAGATAGATTAGGAGCGTTTCATTACAAAGGAACTGGAAGTATTGGAACAGTCCATCAATTACAAAACCTTTACTTCGCTTTAACTAATGAAGAATTAACTATAAAACAATAACAATATGGCGCAAGGAAAAAGAACCCCGACGGCGATTAAAAAATTACAAGGAACATTTGAACAATGCAAAAGTATAGAAAACGAAATGTCGCCGCCTAAACTTGAAGAAGCCGAAGCGCCTGGAAAGTTAGTCAATACGTTTGCGAATGAAGAATGGTTGCGACAAACAAAAGTTTTATCTAATTTAGGAATGTTAACCGAAACGGATTTGTCATTATTATTGGCTTATTGTAATGAATGCGGAACATATTACGAAGCAATGAATAATATAAAAGAAAACGGTTATTATCAAGATAGTAAAGCAAACGGGAAAATTATATCTTCAGCTTATACCATAGCAAATCGCGCATTGGCGAATATGATTAAACTTGCAGACAAGTTCGGATTCAACCCCGCAGCCCGAACAAAAATCGAAATGCCAAAACAAGGAAGCGATGATCCATTTGATAATTTATAAAAAAATGACTGAAGAAACATTTAAAAGAGAAATGAAATTTAGTTTTGTTAGACGAAACAATTCAAAATATCATAAATATTTTAATGAATGGTTTAAGAATATAACACCAACACAAAAAAACCATTTCACAAAAGAAATTAAAAACCCGAACATTTATGATTAACTATAAAAAAATAGTTGATAAATATATTCAAGACATTCAGTCGGAAAAGATTTTGTCTTGCGTATATGTTAAACAAATGATTGACCGTCATTTAAACGACTTAACTCGAAAAGATATTTATTTCGACGAAAAGGCGGCGATTCATTTCCTTAAATTTTCGGCGTTGTGTAAATATACGAAGGGCGAATTAGCGAAGAAAGGCGCAAAAATTGAATTCACACCGCAACAAGTTTTAAGATATTGGATTTTATTCGGTTGGAAAAACCTTGACGGAACGCGACGTTTCCGAAAAGTGTATTTCGAATTGGCTCGGAAGAATGGAAAGTCTGAAGAAGCGGCGGTTGTTTGTTGTTATGGTTTAGTAGCTGACAAGGAATTCGGGGCGGAAATATACACGGCGGGAACAAAAAGGGAACAAGCGAAAATAGTCTTCGACGCGTCGCGGGAAATGTTAAGGAAATTAAAAATTGATTCGAAACGGGTTGACGCAATGGTTTCAGTTTCAAAATATAACTGTAACGTTATAGAAACAAATTCAAAGTTAGAACCTTTGGCGTCGGACTCGGACAAACAAGACGGATTAAATCCGCACATTGCGGTTATCGACGAATATCACGCGCATAAATCAAGCGACTTATTGGAAGTTATCGAAACGGGTCAAGGGTCACGAAGTCAACCGCTTTTATTTATAATTACAACGGCGGGTTTCAATAGGGTTTCGGCTTGTTATCAATTGCGAAAAGTTGCAACGGAAATATTATCGGGGAAAAAAAATGACGATTCTTTTATGACTTGTATTTTTACGCTTGACCCTGAAGACGATTATAATGACCCGAAAAATTGGATTAAAGCGAATCCGAATTTAGGAATCACGCCGCGCCTGGAATACTTGGAGCAACAACATTTAAAAGTTAAGAACGAAGGAAAATCGAAAGAGGTTCAATTCTTAACAAAAAATTTAAATGTTTGGACGGATTCTTCAATGGCTTGGATCAATGGCAAAGATTGGGAGAATTGCGGCGTTGACGAACTACCTGAATTAAAAGGGCGTGAATGTTTCGGCGGTTTGGATTTGGCGTCGGTTTCCGATAATAATAGTTTTGTTTTAGTTTTCCCTATCGACGGAAAATTAATCGTTAAAAGTTGGTTTTGGATTCCTGAAGAAACGGCGAAAAGAAAAAATGAAATTGCTGATTATTTACGTTGGGTTGACGCGGGACACGTTCGAACAACTCCAGGACAAGTCATTGACCAACAAACAATCATTCGGGACATTTTGGAAATTTCAAAAGAATACAATATTAAAAGCTTTGCATTCGATAGGTTTTTAGCATATAACGGAATTATTCAATCGTTAACGGACGAAGGTTTGTCGGGTTTCGAACACGGTCAAGGTTTTGTTTCAATGTCAACGCCTTCGAAAGATTTAGAAAAAAGAATTAAACAACAAACAATCATTCATAATAACAACCCCGTTTTGGCGTGGCAAATTGGAAACGTTGAATTGGAACTTGACGCAGCGGAAAACATAAAACCGTCAAAAAGAAAATCGGCGGAAAAGATTGATGGCGTTGTTGCGTTGGTTATGGCAATTAATTGTTTTATGAATTTAGGAAACGAAGACGATTCGAGTCCTTACGATGAACGGGGAATTGTTTTTATATAATAATTATAATAAAATGAAGATACTTGTAAACGTTACAACATATAAAAGGCGACGACTTTTAAAAAGATTATTAAAGCAACTGAACGAATTTGAAGTTGACGTTCAGGTTTGGGACGATGATCCAAAGGGAACAGAAATTGAAGGCGTTAAATATATAAAATTTTTAATTAATCACGGCAAAAAATTGCTTTGGAAAAAATTTCAAATAATATTTCAGCAACTCAAAAAAACAAATTACGATTATTATTTTTTTATTCCTGACGATGTAACGTTAAATAAAAACTTTATATCAAAGACGATAACAACTTGGCAATCAATTAATGACGAAAATAAAATTTGTATTTCATTATTGATTGACGAAAGAATAAAGACAACAAATTGGACGACTGAACCGCGCGTTCAAGATAAAGTTATATTGACTCAATGGAATGACCTTTGTTTTCTTTGCGAAAAGAAATTTATTGATTTGGTTGAAATTGAACCCGTTGAACCTGAACGTTGGGATATTAACCCGAATTTAGGTTCGGGAGTCGGAAAAAACATTTCTTGGTTTTTTTATAATAAAGGTTATAATTTATACAATATGAAAGAAAAATTAATTCAACATTTAGCCGTTGAAAGTAAAATGAATAAAAACGAACGTAAAATAAATAAATTAATATGAGCGAAAAATTTAAAAAAATACCTGGATACGAGGATTACCAAGTTAGCAATTTTGGTAATGTTAAAAGTTTAAAATTTGGAAAAGAAAGGATTTTAAAAGCATACATTGATACAAGAGGTTATTTAATAGTTTGTTTATTAAAAAATCAAAAAAGAAAACAATTTCAAGTGCATCAACTTGTTGCAATTACATTTTTAAACCATAAACCCGACGGTCATAATATTGTTGTTGACCATATCGACAATGATAAATTAAATAATAAGTTGGAAAATTTACAATTAATAACGAATCGAGAAAATAGTAGTAAAGATATTGATAAAAGTAAAACTTCTTCAAAATACACGGGTGTTTATTGGAATAAAAGGGCGAAAAAATATAAAGCTGGAATTAGAATTAACGGAAAAATAAAACATTTAGGTTATTTTGATTGTGAAACTTTAGCATCAATAAATTATGAATTAGAACTAAAAAAAATAAATAATGGTATCTATTAATGTAGCAACAATACCCGAACGTTTAGACGTTTTAAACGATATGATTGAAAGTTTATATAATCAATCCGACGAGATTAATATTGCTTTAAACGGTTTTAAGCATAAACCTTTTAATGATAAAAAAATAAATCAAGTTTTACTTAATAATGAAAAAGGTGACGCGGCTAAAATATTTTTTATTGATAAAATAAACGGTTTTATTTTTCTTTGCGACGATGATTTAATTTATCCCGACAATTATGTTTCAAATACTTTAAAAAATTATTATTTAAAAGATATTGTAACCTATCACGGAAGAAATATATTAGCAAAACACGAAATCGCATCGTACTATAAAGAACCCGCGAAAAAATATCGATGTTTGGGAACGGTTGACGATGACGAAATTGTTCAAATTGGAGGTTCAGGAGTTGCAATGTTTCATAAAAATAATTTAAAAATAAATTATAACGAAGTAAACGAAAAAAATATGTTTGACCTTGTGTTGAGTAATTTCGCAAAGCGACAAAAAAAAAAAATAACGTGTTTAAAACATAAAACGGACTGGATTCGTTACAATTCAAAAATGGCAAATAAATCCACAATTTACGACGAACACGTTAACAACGATGAAATTCAAACTAAATATTATAACCGTCACTTTGTTTAACGCAACGTTAACAAATAATATTTATTTTTGTTTTTTAAAAACTTTTCAATGAATTTTTTTCAAAGAATTTTTCGTATAAACGAAACACCACAAACCGAAACGCGTTCGGGGTCTTTATTAGATTGGGCGAATGTTAGCGGCGGACGAAATACATTAAACAAAAATAAAATCGAAACAATTCCTTCGGTTTTCGCAGCGATTAAAATTTTAAGTCAAACAATCGCAACATTACCAATTCACTATTACCAGGAAATAGGAGAAAATAAAATCATTGATAAAAAGTCAAAATTAAATTTCCTTTTACATCGTCAACCGAACCTTTATCAAACACCTTTTCAGTTTAAAGAATCGTTAATGCGCGATTTGATAAAATACGGAAATTCTATTTTCGTTATTAATTGGGAGCTTAGAACAATGACTCCAAAAGAATTGATCCCAGTTGATTGGGAAAAAGTAAAAGTTTCTTTAAAAGACGGCGTTTTATATTATTCAATCCACGACGGACAAGTTGTTTTAGAACAATCGAACGTTTTACACTTTAAACAAAGTTCAGACGACGGAATTATCGGAAAAGGCGTTTTGGATTGCGCAATGGAATCATTCGGACACGCGAAAAACATAGACGATTTCGGTTCAAAATTCTTCGAAAACGGAACAACATTGACGGGCGTTTTACAATCGGACAAGCAATTAACGGAAAAAGCTTTAGAGTTTTTGCGTAAGTCCTGGAATTCAAAATATTCAGGAAACAAAAATTCGAACGGCGTCGCGGTATTGGAAGACGGAATGAAATTTCAACCGATAAACGTTTCGCCCGAACAAGCGCAATTTTTACAATCGCGTAAATTTTCAAAAACAGAAATTGCAACGTGGTTTAATTTGCCGCCTGATAAAATCGGCGATTTATCGAACGCTACTTTTTCAAATATAACTCAACAAGATTTAAACTTTGCGAAACATTCAATAACACCTTACGTTATAAATATCGAAGAAGAATTAAACAAAAAATTAATTAAGGAAGCGGACAAAGCGACAACATTTTTTAAATGCTCAATGAATGCTTTATTACGTGGCGACATCACGACACGATTCGCAGCATATAAAGAAGGGATTTTAAACGGGTTTCTTTCGCCGAACGAAGTTCGAGCGCTCGAAGACTTAAACCCCTACGATGGGGGAAATGAATTTTGGAAACCACTTAACTACACAGAACAAAATAAAAACGAAGAACAATGAAAAATTATATAAACGCTGAAATACGTAAAAAAGAAGATTCAGTCGAAAACAGAACGGTTGAATTTGTAATTTCAACAAACGACAAAGACAGACACAATACGGTTCTTAATATGTCAAATTGGGATTTAACGAACTACAATTTAAACGGAATTGTCGGTTTCAACCACGAAGTTTATTCAAGTACAAACCCCGATTTAATTTTAGGAATTGGAAAAGCTTGGACGGAAGGCGAAGGGGACGACGCGAAATTAATCGGTTCAGTTACTTTCGAACCTGAAGACGTTAACCCGTTAGCGGAAAAAATATTTCGTAAAGTATTAAACGGAACGTTAAAAGCTACTTCGGTAGGGTTTACCCCAATAGCCGTAAACGGAAAATATGGAGAAGAAAAAGGCGGAACTTATTATTACTATGGTCAAGAATTACTTGAATTTAGTATCGTAAACATACCGTCAAATCCGAAGGCGGTTAAAAGAAGCGCTGAAGAAATAGAATTGTTCGTTCACGAAAAACAACAAAAAGAAGAAATTGTTGACTTTAACGAGCAACTGAACGTATTTGAAAAAATACTACTTTTGAAAAAACAAAAATAATTTTTAATTTAATAAATAAGCAAATGAAAACAGAAAATAAAGAATTGCTTGAAAAAAGAGTTGCCATTCAAAAAGAAATGGAAACCATTATTTCAACGGCAAGAAACGAAAAGCGCGGAATGACTGCAGACGAAGAAGTTAAATTCGACGGGTTAAACGCTGAAGACCTTTCAATTGAAAAAACAATTGAAGCGGGTAACAAAATGGATCAAAAAAGAAGTTCTTTCGAACAAAAAATTGACCAAGTTGCAAAGGATTCAAACAAGTCTAAAGACGAAGTTGAAAACAACGCAAAAAGAACTTTCGAAGTTCAAACTAAATTTTTCAAATTCGGAGCGTCAAGCTTAAACGAAGAAGAAAGAGCAATTTTAAACGAAACAAGAGCGCAAACGGCGGGAACTGGAAGCGAAGGAGGGTATACGGTTGACTCAATGATTGCGGACGAAATTGTTAAAAGTTTAGCATATTACGGCGGAGTGAGAGAGGTTGCGAAAATTTACACAACTTCAACGGGTGGGAATTTAGAATTTCCAACAAATAACGACATTGCAAACGTTGGGGCGCTATTAAGCGAAGCGGCGCAAGGTTCGGAAGTTGACACGGTTTTCGGTCAAAAAATTCTTTCGGCTTATATGTATTACTCGAAAGTTGTAACGGTATCAACTCAATTGATTCAAGATTCAGCTTTTGACATTGTACGTTATATATCTGAAGATTTATTTAGAGATAGAATCGGACGCGCAATCAATTCAGCATATACGAACGGAACGGGTTCTTCTCAACCTGAAGGTGTTTTATACGCTTCAACGGTTGGTTCGGTTGCTGCGGGCGACGATGCTATTACTTACAATGATGTTTTAGAGTTAAAACATTCAGTAAATTCAGCATATAGAAACAACGCACACTTTATGTTTAACGATGCGACTTTATTAGCATTGAAAAAACTAAGTATTGGAACGGCTGACGCACGTCCATTATGGCAAATGGGAATGGCTGACGGAACACCAGCGACTATTGACGGAACACCTTACGTTATTAATGACGATATGCCTTCAATTGCAGCGGGAAAACATCCGATTTTATTCGGGGACTTCAGCAAATTTGCAATTAGAGATGTTCAAGGATTCCAAGTTAAGAGAAGTGACGAAAGATATTTCGAATACTTAAAAACGGGATTAGTTGCGTTTATGAGAACGGATTCTAAATTATTAGATACGGGAGCAATTAAATTTTTAAGAATGTCAAACACATAATTTTTAATTTAGTTTATATTTTAAAACCCCGAATCGTAAATGGTTCGGGGTTTTATAGGTAAAAGGCGAACGTTATGAAAATAAGAATGTTAAAGCAAATGTCGGGTTCGAAAATGTACGAACAAGGCGCAATCTACGAAGTCAATGAAGCAAAGGGCGAAAGATTAATTTCTTTTAAATATGCTGAAGAAGTAATTGAACCAAAAAAAACAAGTCCGAAAAATGCAACCGAAAAAATATCAAATAACAAGTCAACCCGCAACAGAACCGATAACGTTAAGCGAAGCAAGGGAACATCTAAGAAATGAAGGGTTAACGGCTGACGACGACTATATTAATACGTTAATTGTAACGGCTCGGAAATGGGTTGAAAATTATACGTCGCGCGCTTTAATTACGCAAACGTGGGTTCAAAGTTGGGACGAAGTTCCTTCAGGTGCAATCTTTGAATTGGCGGTTAACCCGTTAATTTCAATAACATCGTTTAATTATTACGATGAAAACGCAACCGAACAAGCGTACACAACATACCAAACGGACACACAAAGCGAAATCGCGACACTTTGCCCGAATTACAATACAACATTCCCTTCGATTCAATTAGGACGTTTAAATTCAATCAATTTAACTTTTGTTTGTGGTTATGGAGCGGCGGCGGACGTTCCCGCTGATATTAAACACGCGATGAAAATATTATTGGGCTATTTTTACGACGAAAATCGTTCAGGGGTTTCGAATGGTCAAGGAATATCGACATCGGTTAAATTTCCGAAAATTGTCGAATATTTATTAACGAATTATCGATTGACGGGAATATGATTTTAATTTTGTTGCCAATTTGGAAACGTGAAAAAATAACCGACATTTGTTTGTCGAATTTGAAAAGATTGCAAAAAGATTATAATTTCCAGGTTCTTTGCGTTGTTTCGGAACAATGGGCGAAGATAAAGGCTTTTGAATATGGTTTTAAATATGTTGAAAGCGAAAATTTTCCCGTTGGTAGGAAAATGAACAACGGAATAAAAGAAGCTTTACGCTTTGAATGGGACTACATAATGAATTTAGGTTCGGACGATATTATCGACGAAAGGTTGTTTAAATTATACGAACCTTATATTGAGGAAAAAAAAGAATGTTTCGGGATTACAAAATGCACTTTTGTAGATTCGGAAAATAAGGAAATAAAAAGGTTTGATTATAAACATTTAATCGGAGCGGGGC